CTGTAGCTATATCAGCATCTTTAATCTGAGCTCCTCTAATTACTGTACTAGGCATGGCTTAAAAGTTTAAAGTAAATTATTGAGCAATGTACGTAGCAGTTACAAAATCTCCAGTAGCTGGAGTAGATCCAGATTGGAAAGTAATAATAGATCCTGCAATAGCATAGTCATTATTACCACCTGCTTGTAAAACACCATTTACAAATACCATTACTTTACCTGTTACAGGTGTTTGTCCTAATGTAAAGACAGTATTTGAACCATTAATAGTTCCTGTAGGAGTCTCGTTAAAAATAAATTTAGCAGCAGTAAGAGATGTTCCAGAAGAAACACTTAAATCAATTGTTCCTTGCCCATTAGTAATAGTTACTGAGCTATCAGTAGATGTAAGAGTAGCTCTTACATAAGAGTTAGTAGCAGTATTACCTATAAGTAACTGACCATTTGTAGGTGTAGTATTTAAACCAGTACCACCGCTAGTAATAGGTAAAGTACCTGAAACATCAGCTGTTAAAGATACAGCACCCCAAGATGGATTAGATCCACCTTTTAGTACAGTACCTGCTGCGCCAATAGCCAATTTACTAAGACTAGTACCAGTAGAAGCAGCGTATAAAATGTCTCCTTGAGTGTAAGTGCTATTTCCAGTACCACCATTTACTGCTCCTAAAATTCCTGTAACACTTGTACCTACACTTAAGTTTAAAGCTGCCCAAGCAGGAATTGCTGCTGCACCTTGGTAAATCAAAGCTTGACCTGAAGTTCCTGAAGCTGCTACACTTTGATGTGCAGTTGTACTATTCGTCCCTCCACAAATAGGCATATGAACAGTAGCACTATTTCTACCTGAACCTCCTCTTTGAACATCAATAACACTACCATTCCAAGTACCTGCTGTGATAGTACCTACTGTAGTAATAGATCCTTGACCTACATAAGTTGATGCAATATCTACTGCATCTCCAGTAATAGCAGTTCTGCCTGCTACAATATTTACATCAAACGCATTACCAGTTTGTCCTAACCCTGCACCAGCTGTAATTTGAGTAGCAGCACTAAATTGAGTAAACTGTAATGCTGTAGTATTAAGAGTAATAGTACCTTGTGTAATTAAAACAAACCCTAAAGCAGTATTAGTAGTACCTGCTGTTATAAAAGTAAATAGGCCTGAAGTAACTTCAGCACTAGTATCTGCATCTGTATCTCTAGTTACAGTAAGGTTAGTAGTATTAGCAGTAACTCTATAAATACCATTTGCAGGTTGATTTGAGTTACTAGGAGATGCTGCTCCAGTACCAGTATTAGCATTTTTAATAAGAATCCTATCACCAATTGATAGAGTTATTCCATCTACAGTCAATCCATTGATTTGAGTAACTGCACCTGTTCCAATAATAAATTGTTCAGTACCTATAGTTGCTACACGACAACTATTTTTTATATCTAATCCTGAAGCTACTGAGTCTACATAAAGTTTATTTGCTGCATCAAGATCACCAGAAGGATTTTTTAAACCTTGTAATAAATTACCGTTTGTTCCATTTGTAGATTCAAAACTTACATCTGAAGCTACAAAAAATTGTCTTGCGGCTTGTATTTTTGTATTTGGCATTTTTTTTTATTTTTTAAATGTTAATTATTATAGTTTTATATATTCAATTATAAGGTTAGATCCTGTAGCAGGTACTGCGGTACCAATAAACTGTATTTGGCTATTACCTGCTTCGTTATAATCTTGACCTCTGTCCATTCTTAGACCATTCACATAAACTCTTGTAGTATTTGCAATAAAATTTGTAGAAGTAGTGAATGTATCATTCAATCCATTTATTACATTACCTACAATTGTAAGTAACCCTAAAGTATAATCAATTTGAAAATCTGCTCCAGGTCCACCTGCTCCAGAAATAAGATACCCTCCAGGAGTGTTATTCCAGCCTACATATAACTGTTTAGTATCTGTAGTAAATAGCAATTCACCGTCTTCTGGTGTAACTGCTAGTCGTTGTGACTCTGAACCTCTTCTTATTTTTAAACTCATTACATCTAGATATTAAAATGTACCACAATCAATTAGTACATAATTACTTGGTGTAGTAAAGGTACCACAATCTATTAAAACATTAGAAGAAGTTCCTACTCCACCTCCTCCAGTTACAGTTAGTATTGTACCATTCATTTGCAGGCCAGCTCCTAGTTGAATCTCTTGCATAGATCCTGGACCACCTGAAGTACCTCTACCTAATAATGCCCCAATTGCTACATTCTGAATTTGGCTGTAATCTACAGTAGCTGGTGGGATTACAGCTACTGCTACACCTCCACCTACTGCAATAACATCACCTGTTAATCCAGTAATGGCTCCACTGCCACCTGTACTTGTATTACCTGTATATCCTTGTGCCATATTAAACTATTTCTGTACCTGAAAGATTAAAAGTAACAGTTTTACCTACATCACTGTATACTTTTATAGAATCTCCTCCTGCCAATGTAACACCTACAGTAGCAATAAATGTATCATTAATAGGTAAATTTACTTCGTAATAAATAAAATGTTGCTCATTAGGAGAAGCTACTCCACTTGGACATACTGCTATATTAAACTTAGCAGGGCTAGTATTTAAGTTAGTTACTATAATAGAACTGCATATAGCTGACACTCCATTAGGTACAGTATATAAATTATAGTACTGACCTGCATTATTAGCATGTACCTGACCAAGTATTTTATATACGTTAGGCATTAGGCTCCCATTAATAAGAAGGAATAATCAACTCCTTCTTGAATTATTGTGGTATTGTTATTAGTAATATTATTTACAACATTATTTACAATGTTGTTTATATATGTAGTAAGATCTTGCTGATTATTGATATTACCTTGGATAGCTCCCCAGTTTATATCTGTAGTTGAAACTTCTTGTTTAGCAAGACGTCCATCTTTCTGGCCTATATAAATAGTACCGTCCTTGCCAATATACCTATAATTGTGTTTGGCAAGTTTATTACTATGGATGTATGATATATTATCAGCCATTATTATGGTCCTGCATTACTAGCTGTTAAATTAAAAGTATCAAGCGTAGAATCATTGTTAGATTCATTATATAAAGTTACGACTAGTGTCGTTGCAGTTGTTTCAGGATTATCTAGTACAAACCTTAATGTAGTGTCATTGCTAACACTTATAGTATCTAAATCAACTAAAGGTATAAGATCTCCATTTTTTAACACGTAAAATGTCCAATTAAAATTAGGAGAGCCGCTTTCTACATACTCTACTCTAATATTAATTGCTTGGCTTAACCCTAATACAGTTTGTACGCTAGTCTCAGCTGTCCCTGTATTGCTACTATCATCTGAAAAGTTTAAAGCAGGAACAGGGTCTAAACTTCCACTTCCTGTTTGCACGTTTGCTAAAAACCTACCTATTCTTTTAAAATTATCACTAACATTTACAACATTAACATAAGTACTTGCAGGACTACCAGTCCCTACTAAACTAAAAGTTAAATATTGGTTAGGGTTAATAAAAATATTACCATAATTATTTACGGCTGTAAAACTATATGTAGTAGGAGAGTTAGCAGTATTATAAGTACCTGCAGGATTAGCAGTATCTATTTTATAATATAATTGTCCTTGAGTAAAAGACGGAGTGCTAAACACTATTTGCAATTTTACTTGCCGTGTAGAACCTTTAATCTGCTGAGTCGAGTATGAGTAAGGCATTAGAATACAAGATTAGACCAGTTTAAAGGATTTACAGTAGCTCCTGCGTAAGTAGTTTGTACATAAGAAGCATATGTAGGTGTGATGAGATACTTTTTAAGTGTTATTTTAATTGTGTAGTCATTTAAAAAGGTGCCTCCTGCAGGTTTGTACAGGCTTAATAACAACTGAGTAGGGTTAGCTAAATTTAAACTTGAAGAACTAGTAACTACTTCAGTATTATTAGCTAATGAATTTTGTAAAATAGATGTCTCTATTTCTACAACATCATAAGGCCCATAAAAATCAGTATAGTTATTTAAAGTGATTGCTGCAGCATTAATAAGAAGATTATTATCAAGAGTAATATTAGGTGTAGTAGAAAAAGTATTTTTTAACACTTTACCAAAAGTATAGTAAGGTGCTTGAGCTCCTGTAAAGTTTACAGTAAATGTAAAAAAATCATAAGGTCTAGATGTTTTTACGTTTATCATTTTGCAGCGTAATACTCTTTTATTACTAAAATAATTTTACCAGTAACATCTAAAGCTGTACTAGCAGTAAACATATCTATACTTTTAATAAATACTGTAGTAAATGTAGTATTTATAGAAGAAGTTATAAGTGGGTAAGATACACCTGCTGGATCAGCAGTAGATCCTGCTAAAGATATAGATGCTGTCACAAGCTCTGTATTTTTAAAAGCAGCTGATGTAAGAGCTACACTATAAACTCCTTGACTTGTACGAGTAACACCTGTAACTACAGAACTACCAAATTCATTAAATACATAAGAATATGTAGGAGCATTTACTCCATCACAACCTATTTGAATTACAGCCATTCTATAAGGACGTATGTCTCTTACAAGCTGTATTTCTTCCCAAGCTCTAGTTTTAGAATTTTGTGTACTCATTATAATTCAGCGACAATAACATTAAAATGGTTTAAAGTAACAGGAGTAGTATGTGCTTCATTCTTTACCCACACTTCTATATAATCTCCTGGTAAAACTTCTGTAATACCTTGAATAGGTATAGTAATTTCACCATTACTACTAGTAGTTAAATCTTGTTCGGTAGAAGCTATAATATTACCAGTTTTAAAAAATGCAATATGTATAATATTATTACTACCAGATATTACAGACACTATAAGATTTAGTTTTACTATTCTTCTTTTTTTAGTACTAGTTACTCTATTAGTAGAAGTAATAAAATCATTACTTGTAAATCCTTCAACACTATTAGTATTAAGTTTTGTCCAAGTATCTAGAGCTACATTTGTAACAGCTGCTCCTGTAGTATCAAAAATATTTACAAACCCTTTTAAAGTAGAGTTTAAAGTGCCAAGTTGAACTATTTGACCTTGTGATTTAGCTTGACGTCTAGCTGTAAGTTTTGAAAAGTCGAACATTACTTATCGTATTTATTTTTGTTAGTCTTAGCTACTTTAAGGGCTGTATCAGCTTTCATCTTTTCAATCTTTTCTTTAGATTGAATCTCTTTCTCTTTAATGTTCAACTCTTTAGCTTTAGTAACTTTATCAGCTTGAAGCTTAAGGTTCTCAATAAAGTTCTTAGAGTCAAGCTCTCTTTGTTTTAAAGCTTGTGCTCCTATTTCAAGAGGATCAGGAATAAGATTCTCATTTACATCAAGATCCATCTGCCTGTTGTAGGTAGCAATCTGTGCAACTTGAATCTTAGTTTCATTAGTAGTATCAGCAATATACTGCTTAAGCTGCATATCTTCTGCATGCATCTGTTGTTGTGCAGCTATCTTCTGCTGTTCAATCTGAGATACTTGCTCTTGTTGAGCTTGCATCTGCTGCTGCTTATCTTCATAATATTTAGACAGAGTAGCACGAATCTCAGATACTGACTCAGTAGTATATATATCTGCAATCTGATGAAAAGCCATCTGATCATTCTGAAGAGCAAACTTCATATGTTCCTTCATAGCTTGGAATACTTCCATATCCTTGTTCTCATCAGTTACAAACACTCCGTAATCTGCATTATTGAACTCCATACCATCAAGCTGGAAAAGTACAGTCTGTAAATCATCAGTAACATACTGAAGGGCTTTACTTTTATCCTTATAAACATCTTTTGCCACTTCAAGCATAGCTTCACATACGTCAAGCTTAGTCAAAGTGTGCATTCTAAACAGATCTTCTGTTACAAGGCTAGACTGTGTAATACTTCTTTCAACATTGCCCACGAGCTCTTGATTAGAGATAGCTCCAAGACGCTGTGGAGGTACACCTGCTGTATTTTGGATTTTTCGTTCAATTTCTTGTAGGAGTTGAATGTTAAACTGAATGTAATTACCCATCTCAAGGTTAAGCTCCTTGTTTTGGGTAGACATATTCTGGTTAATACCCATACGCTTGTTACCCTCATTAAGAGAATTAACAAAGCCTATACGCATTGCACGGGCATAATACATCCACTTATCAATTTCCCATCCATCAGGAATCATGGATACATCTACAAGTGCAATCTTACCCATGTTGGTAGCTAAGGCTAGCTCAGTATCATACCAAAGGATGAAATAAAGGTATACCCAAGGTACAAGCCTATCCATAAGACTAGTACTTTGAGTATTAGTAGCAGAGCACATACGTCCAAAGTAACCTGACTTACACTTAGACAGGTTATCCATATTCCTGAACTGCTGAGGTCTCCTACGAATTGTAGGTTCAATGTACATATCCATACCAATACGTACACCTTCCCAATACTCAGATACCCAATACCATTCTACTCTCTGTTGTGGGTCTTTTTTATCCCATTTCCAATCCTCATCTACAGTAAAGCTTTGCTCTTCTCCAGTCTGAGGGTCAATATAATAGAATGTACCTATCTTACGAAAAGACTTCCAGCGTACTCTGTACACAGGAATCCTATCAATAAAACTTTCTTGGTTTTGAAAGTGATAGATAGTCTCAACTTCTTTAATAGTCAAAGGATTGATTACCTGGTTTCCAGGAATACCGCTAGGATAATAGTTTTCTAGCTCGTCAATCTGCTCAGGAGTCAGAACTTCATAAAACTCATCAATAATTTGATTGACGGTTAGGTAATTCTCTTCAAGAATCTGATCACATTCTTCAATAGAATCATTGTTCTCACCAATCTTAAAGAAAAGCTGCAAGGGGTTAACCCTTTTCACAGACACTTCGCCTGCTACTTCTTCAACTCTATAAAACTCCTCGCCTGCAATTAGCCAGTCCTTCCATCCTGTGGCAAAGACATCTTTTAAACGGAATTTTTTCTTGTAGTACGAAAGAAATTTCTCAGCTGTAAGTTCACGCATGTCTTTTGCAGACATCTGCGCTGCTTTAAGAACTTCTTCAGGAGGAGGTTGAGGGTTATTAGGATCTTGTTCCACCCCTTGCATGAGGTATTGGAACAACGCCTGGACGATAAGTTCTTTAGTTCTTTCCTCTTTTTCAGTGATTGCTGTCTCATTGACTACCCGTACTATAGGATTAAAAAATCTCTTATGCTCTTCACCAAAAAGAACATTAAAAATCGGGTATAAGACGTCGTAAGGCTGTAATGTAGCTGGAAGCTGAAACTTGTTAGGCTGGTTCTTCCCTAAATTAAAAGGATTAGTGATATGCTCAAAGTGAGTAATATCAATCTTATTATTTATAAGATCATAATTCCTCTTTCTCTCTGTAACAGACCTTCTCCTTTGAGAATCCTTACCCTTGGTAGAGGCTATAATAGCATCTACACACTTATGTTTCCATTCAAGTGTTTCTTTCACTGAACGGGCAACTTTCTGTCTGGGTAGTATTACCCTATCTTGATATACAACTTCCATGAAGCTCTAATTAACCCAATTTACAAAAGTACTTTTTTAAGTATGGATTAACCAATAGTTTACATGAAAAATTGTCCCTTCCCTATAGCAATTTTTTTATTTGAGGTAATACCATTGTGGAAAAATTCATGGTCCAAGAAGGTTTTTACCTTTTCTTCTACCTGTACTTCATACTTACGCATCTCTTCCTTTTGGTAAAGTGCTAGCATTAAAGCCATTACACGGTCAAAGTTACCATCAGGATTATATAAAATCAACTCTTTAAGCAAAGGTACGCATCTAATCTTATGTGAAACCTTAACATCACCCTCATATGTCCTTCTAAGCCAGCTGTTAATCAACCCTTCGCCATACCTTTTGATTTCCATAGGCATGTGCATACCATAACCTCTGTCTACAGTACTAGATGCTACTACATCTTTTACCAGTTTAGGTTGCTTAGCAAGTAAATAAAGGGCTCCACATGACTCAAAGTAGGTAAACACACCTTTTTTCTCATTTTCATACAAGGCCAAAGCATTATAGTAAACAAGTAATCTTCTACAATTCTCATAAAAGTCATTTGCCGTCTCAGGCCTTCCGCTATATTCAGCTACTATTCTATTTGTCAGATTATCTAGCAGGATGATAGAACCCAAAGACCCAGAATTAGACTTATCATGGTCATAAGGGTCAATACCTGCGATGTAACGTCCCCAAGGTATATGGCCTTCATCAGACTTAATTGGATGTTCATATATAACAACTGAGCCTTCTGTATTAGCTTCTGCTTTAAGTGGGAAATCATATATAGGTCTGTTTTTAGCATTATTCCTCCACTCAACTTCTCCCTCAGGCGTAATAGCTATATCTCCTACCCAGTCTGCATCTGCAAGTTTAGTAGTCTCAATATGTGCAAGAGTATATTGTAGATCTTTAAGAGGGAATATATTATTAGTCTTAGAAAGAAATACCTCACTAGGTACAATCGGATTATACACTACATACTCATCATATGCAGACGCATCCTTAGCAAGCTTCTTCTTCTCTCTCTGATCTTCTTCTCCAGCTTTAGCTAATGAAAAATTCGTATTACCAAACTCATCCTTATAATTAATCTTGGTATAAGTAGCAGGAAAGAATAAAGCTATCTTTCCTCTGTTCTCATAAATATCCTCAAATACCAGACAATCATACGCCTCTGGGTCGTAGAACATCTTTTGAGCTGCAAGGGTGCCACCACCAACCATGTCACCACCAGTACCAATATACAGAGTGGAACCAAATTTATAATTATTAAGGCGTTGAGTATTTTCGTCAGCAAAGTGTGACTCAATAAGATTTTCCCAAAGACCAATTTCTTCTCCTATTTTAACTGTATTACGACCACCCACACCTGCAAGTGGTTTATCCTTGTAAACCCTAGGCTTAAAGCAACTTCTGGTACCTACCATCTGCCATTTACCACCTACCTTCTTCTTGTAGTAGTTCTCTGCTTTCTTACCAATAGCCCAAGTTCCTGCCAAAGTCTTAAGAAATGGTGCTGGATAGTATATACCATTGACTTCCATACCACCAGGGTAATTATTAAGTACGTCTTGAATCTTTGTAATAAGGTCATTAACATAAGGCGAGTTATAAGCAGACAATAAAATCTCTGCAGTTTCTTTTGGTACCTCTCCAGGAGTGTACTCTTTCTGCCCGTCTGTCAAATACTCATGAGCTGCTACATTAGCTCCCCAATAAGACTTACCCCAACCACGAGGACCCAAGACAAGCAAATTCTGAGCCTCATTATTATACAAAGGTTTACCTAAATCTTCTTTTTGCTTCTGCCTAAGGAAAGACCTAATATCATCTACATCTCCTACCTTCTCAAAGCCAGACAATCCTCTAGCTTCAATCCAATAGTAAGCCAAGTCCCAAACATAATCCAAATCCCAAGGCCTATCCTTCTTTCTACTTTTCTTGTCTCCAAGAACTATAGTAGCATAATTAATATAATGATATAACTGGGGAGGGCACCATACTCCATTTATCCAAACACCTTCAATAACCTTCTTTTTCTCAGACCTCCAGAAATCCAGATAGCCCTGACTAAGAGGGTGCAGTTTAGGTACAGATGGTAATGCAAATGCCTTCCTATTGTCCCACATTATATCTCTCCTTTTTCAGTAAGACTTTCCATAGCTCCACCAAGCATAGTACCTGCTTCACCATCTTGTACAAGTCTTGACATAATCTCTTCATATTCTGCATATAGCTTAGAGTTAGACAAAAGTCTCTTCTCAATCTCATCAGCAGTCTCTGCAGAATACTTTAAAGTCTTCATGTACTCAGTCTTTTCATTCATAAGCCTTTCCCACTCAGACATCTGCTTCATAGGTACAGACTTGTACCTTTCCCAGTCCTTAATATACTTATCAAGCTGAGACCAGTCAAAAGATTCCTCCTTCAACACATCTTCAGCTATAAGCTTCTTTCTTTCAGGTTCAGATAAAGGCCTATACTTAGACTCAAAGTCAGCATAAAAAGCCACTGCCCACATAAGTTTGCTAGAGTGGGATTTATTCTTAGACTTGTCCTCTATATAAAGCTTATTATACAGGGCAGGGGCTTTAAGCTGTGGATTTACTTCCCAAAAGTTTGCTAGTAAATCCCATGAATCTATTACTTTCATCTTAGAGTAAGATCTTCTTTAGGTTCAGGTAAACCATTAGTACGTACAAGAATATAATCAAAGTTTAAAGCCTTAATCTTCTTAACAGCTCTCCTAAGATTTACATCACTAGTATATCCTTTATCAGAATATGCTATGACATTGTTCTTCCTACCTAATAGTCTCCAGAACCAGAGTTTACTACTCATACTTTGAAAGTAATACAAAGTATAACCTTTCTTAACCATTTTATTGTAAGTTTTCCAGCTTGTAAATAGTAGTATAGAACAGAGCTACAATCTCATCTACTTGATTCTGTACATAAGTCTCAGAACAAATAGCTTTACGCTCAGTCTCTACATAACTAAGACACTTCTTTACATAAGTAAGTGCGTTACCTACATTACTATCTACAGAATGAGAATAATCATACTTCAGGATTCCATACTTACCCTGAATAGATTCTGCGAGAGCATCCACCATGTCAGGCAAAGCATCATAAAGACCACCAAGTGCCATATGCATAGCAAAAGCACCTGCACCTTTTGTGCACAAATGATAAACATGGACTTGCATACTGCAGCCCAATAGATAAGAAATAAATTCACCTTCTTTAGAAGATTTAGACCCCATAGATTTGGGAGGTTTTGGTAGGTTCATAATATTATAAGCGTTAGCCATTTTAGTTTAAAATAGATTTAGCACTGTCTTTAATAGCTTGTTTGTACTCCAACTCATCCTTAATGTAATTCATATCTACTTTCATGAGTACATCAAAGTCACGAATAAGAGCAAACTTCCTATTATACATTTTAAAAATATCTACGTTCATTGGACGCAAAGAAACCCAGTCACCAATTTCTATGCCCTGTACTTTATCTCCTGTACTAATAACAGGGTGAGCAATAGATTTAGTTTCTTCAGAACTAACAGGCAGAAAAATCCCACCTGAAGTCTTAAGGTTCTCTACAAATTCAATAAGCATATGGTCACTCATAGGAGTAAAGTGCTTACGCATTTTTTCGTGGATTTCCACGGTTACTTGATCTTGGTTTGACATTATTTTTAGGTTTTGTTTTACACTTTTTAACTTTTGGCTTAGAGACCCTACCATAGAACCTCTGTTTAAAGCCTGCCACTCTTATAGTACCATCCATCTTTAAATGGACCATTTCATCATAAGGCTCCTGTAATACCATCCAGCCTATATCCTCATGAAATATCCTACATCTTGAAAGATCAATAATACCCTTATCTGTAAAAAAATTATCTACTAGCTTGACGTCAGACAAATGCATTACAGTAACACCTTTCACATTCCTGCGAATGATTTTATCCTTCTCTCCAGTAAGATGCGTAATGTACCTTACTTGAATAGTCCCACCACCTAGTTTTACAATGGCCATTTGTCCTTAGGGCATTTACCGTTTTGAGTCCTAGCCTTAGCTTCCAATACACATCCACAATCTCTACACCTACTACCTAAATTAACATTAGGTTTAGTAGTATTAGATACACAATCCTTACATACCATCAGCCTCTTCAAAGCCTTCTCCTCTATCTCCTGATCCCTTACTATCAGGTTGCTCCAACCTTCCACTATATCTGGAAAGCTGTTGAACATATCTTTCAGTGTTGACATACTTTAACTTTCTTAACGGTACGACGAATTTTCCCATTTTAGGAACCATAATATTATGCCCCTTTTCTTCACGCATAGTACTTACAATCATTTCAAAGACAGACCTAAACGCCAGTTCTACATCCTTTTTAGAAATTCCTGATTTCCTAGCCACATCCTCATATACTTCCTTCAGCTCTAACTTCATTTCTCAAACTCAAATGCTACAAATAACCTAAACTTTCCATCCTTAGGATAATTAGTCAGCTTAGGGTTTAACCCATTAGGTTCTATAAGTCCCTTATCTTTTAATCCTTGCAGCAACTTCTCAAATAACCTAGCATTAATCTTCATCTTCTTACGAATAGCCTCCAAAGTGTTCTTTGAAAGTAAGTATTCCTCTAGCACATGAGTAGGATAATCCTTATGTGCAAAGTGCAAAGTCAATAAAGCAGCTAGTATATCAATCTCCCCCTTACTAAGATGTAGTACAGGATTCAGCCAATTTAAATAAGTCACAAAGAACTTATTTCTAGGCGTTTTGATAGTTATCATGCACCAAATATAAAGGACTTCCTACATTAAAACAAAAGAAAAAGCCCAACTCATTGAGAGTCAGGCTAATTCTTGGGTTGATGAGTATCTTTAGAACCTAATCTATAAGCAACACCTTTGTCCTAAATTAGAAAAATCTACCTTTTCTAACTTTATTATTTTTGCACACTTATGCCCTTGGGATTTTCATCCTTTAAGCACTTGCGTGCATCATTTTACTGTCTTTCCTTCAAGTCGTCTGAGCCTTTCAGCTTTTACCGTTATACTGGAGGCATCTCTATCAACCCTTAGCCTTTAACCCAGTCAAGAAGCGTATGAACAGTAAGGGTTTTTCACTTGTATTCCAAGGTTTATTACCCCCAAGAGAGTCTGCCTTTGTACTCCAAGTGTGCAGGAGTAGGTCTAACAGACGAGTCTTGTATTAAAAAGTAGCTTACGGGCTACTTTTGCATGACATGCGGGGCAAATATAATACTCATTTTTACAAACACCAAAAAAATGTAAAAAAAAGTTATGGGGCTATAGCATTTTTAACCCTATCCAAACTAGGATTGTGGCAAAACCTCAACTT